CTTCACGCTGCACTCACACCCCCACCAGTACCACCTGCACCTACCGTGATTGACATCGAGGCTCCGGAAGTTAGTGGATATGCATCTGCTCTAACAGCACCGCCGCCACCGCCACCGCCACCGCCATATGAGTAACCTGAATATGCTCCAGCGCCACCGCCACCGCCACCATAGCCGCCAGATCCGCCGGGGGCGTAACCATACATAGTGCCACCACCACCACCACCAAAGCCGCCGGACGTCCCCATAAACAAACCTCCCAGCTGCTGACCGCCTGCACCACCACCGCCAATTGGAATAACGTTATTGGCGTACAGCAAAAATGGCGAATCACCATTTACGGACAATCCGGATCCACCAGAGGTTGGTGCTACTTGTGGAATATTGGTAGCACCACCCGTTCCCGGATTACCCCCGTACGGGCCGCCGCCAAATGACGGAACAGATGATCCAGCCGACGGATTAGTTATATTAAAAATATCCATAGCTGAAGATTCACTACCACCACCGCCACCAGAGACACCGCCAATATTTGTGCTGGTATTGCGTGTTGATCCGCCGTTCCCCAAGTAGCCACCACCACCTCCAGATCCGCCGTTTGTTTGTGATCCGTTACAAGCAACAGAGCCGCCATTTCCGTAAAAACCGCCGCCCCCACCGCCTCCGGCAACAGAACCAGTAGTGGTAGCCGTACAAGAACCACCATTACCGTACCAACCACCACCGCCACCGCCTGAGCTTGCTTGTCCAGTACTGGTAATTGAAGTAGATCCACCTGTTCCACTCAAACCACCACCACCACCGCCACCGTAGTTAATGCCACTAGCCGAAGAACTTACTGAGCCGCCAGTACCACCAGTACCAGTCAATAAACCTCTTAAAGTTGCAGAAACTGTGGCAGCACCACCAGCTCCGCCACTAGATGTTGAGTTGGATCCAGACGCTAACGTGCCACCTGAACCACCAGTGCAAGAAATAGCAGTGCCGATCGACGTTGTTCCGCCTGCTCCGCCGCTAGATGTTGCTGAAGCACAAGTTCCTGCCGCCCCAATTGTTCCTGTAATAGTTTGACCGGGAATTACATCTAAAATCCCCTGCGCCCAACCACCACCTCCGCCCCCGCCGCCAGCAGAAACAGTGGCGCTAGAGTTATTACCACCGCCTCCAGCTCCACCGCCACCAGCGGCTAAAAAGAAAACTTGGTAGACATTCTGAGGAACAGTGAATGTAAACGCGCCAGCAGTGGTCAAAACTTGACTTTGATTCCAGCGTGGTGGACGTACACGGGTTGCCATATTGGGTGGCAGACCAAACCCATACATACCTTTGTTCATTAGAAGTCACCTCCGTAAGCTGTTACTCGAACGCCTGTTTGTGCAGTTGTTACTGTTGCACGTAAGGAGTAGCCTGTTGGAATAGTCAAAGGCATCACGTTAGCGTTACCGTTGCTTGAAATAACCGATGAGAAAGCTGGGACAGTTGTGCTTGACGTAATTGCCTGCACAGGAATCTGCTGCCACAAGATGTAATTAGAACCGTCATAGATAAACAAGTTCACCAGACCGGCCACAGTAGTTGCGACGCCCTGAACATCAATGTAGTCAATACGTGTACCAGAAGCACCCGCAGAAAGGACGGTTCCGACAGTTGTAGGTGCGGTCAACGAGGTGTCCGCTGTGGTAAGTAGGGCTGAGCCTACTTTGGGGGTTGACGCATATTGCGCTGAAGTTGACATACTCGCTCCTTAAATTAAAGCAAAACCATCAATGGCTTGAGTTGGTGGGGTATTTCCGCCTGTATATTGTGTCACGAAGCCCTGCGCTCCGCCAGATACAGTTGTCCAAGTTGGCGCTGCGCCAGACCCAGAAGATGTTAAAAGTTGACCAGATGTTCCATAGCTTGGCGATGAGCCAACACCCAAAGCCAAAGACGTATTAAGCGTCAGACCCGTAGTGCCGTTGGATTGCAATGCCAAAACACCGCTGGTGTCGGCTGTCGATTTCAGGCCGGATGAACCGGAAACTACGCCGTTGTCCGCATTTATTGTTGATGGCATGTGTTACTCCAGTGATTGGATTTGAGTTTGGAGTGCCTGCAACTGGGCAAGCAATTCTTCTTTGGTTGGTGCTGAATATTCGGCTAAAGGGATAATAGCAGCAGCTCGAGCTTCCAACTCTGCGATTTCCTCTGGTGTGCATTCACGCAATACTCCGTCTTCATAAACTGCTCTTGTCATGACTTCGCCACTCCGTAAAGTTTGAATGTGCCTGCGGTGATGTCGATAGAACCTGCAGATTGGTTGAAGAACCTAATCTTGTCAGGGTTTGTTCCGTTGTTGTATCGAACGCCAACAAAGCCAGCTACGATATCCGACGTTAGTTGATAGCAGCCGACAAAATTACTAAATACCGTTTTGTCCAGTGACGAACTGTTAATTCCGCTGACCGTCAAATACGCACTGGTAGATTTACCCGCGCCAGACGTATTGGCTAAGTTACTAGATTGCAAATACCCGACACTCGTGGCTGATGCCGTAGCAGCCGCGGATCCGTTTGACCGATAACCGTAACCAGACGAAGTGTACGTTTGATCGTCCTCGACGCTACCAGTAACAAATCTAAAGCTCAGTCTGTCCCCAGTAGCACTCCAATAGAGATTGTCAATCTCAATGATATAGTCGTTGTATGTCGAATTGAAATTTAACGTTACGCTAGCTACGGGAGTAGATACAGTTGTTGAAGACAAGAACACTAATGCGCTGCTGCTCGGAGTTGACCAAGTTGGAGCCGATGCCCCAGCCGAAGTCAAAACCTGACCAGAAGTACCGGCGGCTGTAAACGCTGGCGCACTAGAACCCGCAGAATACAAAACGCCACCAGCCGAACCCGCTGCTGTTGTTGCATACTGAGTCCCGTCGCCGTACGTTACGCCACCAGCCGTGGGTGTGTTGCTACCGTTAATTATGACGCTCATTTTTTACTCCGGTTTTGTTGGCCACTGCACAGTCCAAGGGAAGCCCGTTTGGGCTGGGACATCCCGCAGTGCTTGGCGATAAGTCGCCCACTTAGTACTGATATTGTCAGGTATATCCTTGCCCTGTGTCCAGTCTGTTTCTGCAATTTTGCGGTCACGTTCTGCACGGACATTCTGGGCTTGGCTTGCATCCAAAACAGCTTTGGCTTCAGCGCCCATATCGGATACGCTGTACTTTGTGTACCACTTGCCGTCAATCTTTTCCACGCCGTTGCGGTATGCCACTTGGTAGCGGGTAGGCTGGGCTTGTGGGCCTTCAAACACAACGTCCGCGCCCATGGCGTTGAGCAGCTCCTCGCCCAATTGAACTGGGAATGATGTGTTGGGATGCAGAGCGCGGAACTCGCCCTCATACATGACTGCGCCTGTTTCTCTGATTCGTACTTGCATGATGATTCCTTATGCGATTGCTAAATAAATGTATGTGTCGCCAAGCCCGTTTATCTCTCCAGCAGCGCTAACAAGTTGAAAGCCACCTGCTATTGCATAAACATCGTCTGAGTTTTGTTCAGCAAGATTGGAATTTAGTCTTAATGATGGGTCAGTACCTGAAATCATACCTCTGGCTGAATCCCAAACAAGCCAATTACCTGTCCCGTTTGTTTTCTTAATTAGTACAAAACGCGCACCCCCAGAAAAACCGCAGTTAATTGTTTGAGTGGCATCTGTGCCTGTGTAGCTTCCTACTTTGGAAACACCAGCACAGGTTGCAAATAGGTAAGCGACGTAGGTATTTCCGTTCGAGTTTGACGCTGGGCCACCAATACCGAGAGAAAATACCGAGCTAGTTGGTGATGTGTTGTTCCAGTACGCGCCGCCAGTGTCTGAGCTTGCTCCATTGACTTGATTCAACGACAAGTACTTAGTAGTACCCAGCGGAGCAGCATATACAGGCCAGAACGCAACAGCGTTTCTGCATTTCAACAAGATCAACTCTGGAGCCACTCCCAAGTTGTGATTGACCGTGCGAGCAACTCCTGTCCCCGTATAGCAAACCTCATCAAAGAAGCTAGGGGCGCGTTGGAATGCGTAAGCAAGTTGCGATGTTGACGATTGGTTTAGCTGTCTTGTCGCATCATTGCCAACACCAAAACCATTCATTGCAGAGAATGAATTGCCATAACCAACAGTAGGCGTCATAAACGAATCAGCGTCCGTAGCTTCTGCGTCTGTTACAGCAGTACCAATAAAGTAATCGCCACGCAATCTATCCGCTGTATAGAAACTTCCAGTAGACAAAGCAGTCCTTATACGCGCCATCGTCATGTCTGTGACGATTCCTGTATTTACCAATCTGTTGTCTACGTTTGTTCCTGTGTAAGCAACAGGCGCAAACACACTCGTTCCACTCGTAGGCACTTTCATTGGGCCTCTACGAATGGCTATGTAGATGTAGGTTGAGCCTGAGCCGCTAAATACAAGCGACCTTGGGCTAAATCCAGTAGCGTTAATTGACATTGCAGAACTGCTAGTAGTTTCTGCAGTTGAAGCATTTGCAGTTAAGTTTTGTACTGAACCATCTGCTGTAATTCCACGCATGGAATCCCACATAAACCAACTACCAACGGCAGATGTATTCTTAACCATCAAGAACTGTGGCTCATACCCTAAGTTCACATCAGGGCCAACAGTAGTTCCATTACCTGTGTAACTCCCACACGAAATCACATTGTCTGTACCAGTCAGACCAAAGCCTCCTGCGTTGTGGGCGTAGAGATACATAACATAAGTTGAACCACCTGCAAGAAGACCTCCAGACGGGAATGTAATTTGTGTACTAGAAGTTGTTATCCAAGATGATCCATAATCTCCCGCAGCAGATGTAGATTGCAAAACCAAGTAATTTGATGTGCTTGCAAGGCTACGATGATAGACTAACCAATCACTTGCAGAAGTTCCCTTGATGATTACCATTCCAGCTGTTGAGCCAAGAGTATGATTTACTGTGGCGCTACCGTCTCCAGCAGTAGTAAAAGTCACAACATCAAAGAACGTTGGTTGCTTGCGGAATGTCCATGAAGCGTACGTTTGACCACTTGCATTTAAGATTGGGTCATTAAGTACAGGGCCATATGAAGGCGTATAGGCAACAGTAAATCCATCACTATTAAATGATTTAAACCAATCAAATAATGGATTACTATTTTGACCTACTGTATTGTCACTTTGAATGTATTTATAACTGCCTCTGACAGTATCCTGAAGCATATGTGAATATGCTCCAGTTCTACATTTTGCCCAAACTAAACCACCTTTACCAGCCAAGTCAATGCCATTCGTGATAGTCTGTGTAGAGCCATTACCTGAATAGACGTACGTTGAAAATACGTCCTCGATGTACGTTACTGCATTGCTGACTTGGGTTGTATTGCTTGAAAACATTAAAACCCCTTATGCGGTGTAGTTCTGGCCAGCAACGCTTCCGTACCAATATGTGCCATCACTGGTGAACACAAACTTGTCCATTTTGGACGCTGTGCTTGTCAACGTTGGGGCTGTGCCGCTTGGCCACTGAACCGTAGACCAAGTTACTGTGTAGCTTCCGGCGCCTGTTTTCAAAAGCAAAGTGAACGATTTACCCGCCGCAACAGTAGGCATTGTGATTGTGCAAGTGCCAGTCAGTGTAATGATCTGAACCGTGCCGTTGGTCAGCGCCAGTGTAATTGCTGTGCTGGAATTAGCTGTGTACGTTGTTTCTGTGTAGTTTGTAATCGTTGGATTGGTCAGCGTAGCGCCAGAAGGCACAGTCACGTTAGACCATGAAGGTGCAACAGTAGAACCCCCAGAAGTCAAAACCTGACCTGATGTACCGTAACCGGGCGAAGAACCAACACCAATAGCACCCAACGTGTTCAATGTGACCGAAGGTGTGGTGCCGTTAACTTGGAACTGCAACGTGCCGTCGGTATTACCTGTGCTACTTAAGGCGGTAGTTGTCGTAGTGCCAGCGCTAATTATGCTCATTTTAAAGCTCCGTTTTTTCTGGCCGCATGAGCAGCCCGCATTTTCTGTTTAGTTTCTTCAGAATGTTTTCTGCCAAGCCCAAGTGTGCGTAGCCTTGCAGCTTGCTCTTCTGGAAGTTTAACGCCTTTGTTCCAAGGCGTGTTGCCTTTTAGCGTCTCACTAATTTTGGCACGTTGCTCAGCAGATTTTGAAACACCTTTACCCCAACCCGGCTGACCGCGCTTAGATTCTGACACACGCTGTTTTGACACTTCAGACATCGGCTTGCCCTTGTTTGGTGGCGTAGCGCCCATCTTTGCGATACTTAGCTTAATCTTGCTTTCTTCACGCATTGGAACCCCTTTGTTCCAACTTGGTCTGCCACGCAACTTTGCCGCCATTCTATCTAGCGTCTCTTGTGTATGGCAATCGGGGCCATACCCACCTTGCATTAAATTTAAGCACAGTGGATTGTCTTGCAAATACTGATGCGTAACGTACCGGCGTTCTAAATCAAGAATGTACTTTGAATCTGAAATGGCCAGTATTTGATATGTCAAATTAGCGGTGCCGTGTTTTTTAACCCGGCGCTTCCACACAGTTCCACTGCCCCAATAGCCGTCCTGAACCATACCTCGGTGTTTTCCGATGTAGTGATGCCCAGTCACCGTATCGGTGATTTTGTAAAGGTGCGCAATTCTAATTAAATCACCACCCATCGCTGCCCCGCAGATACTGTAACGGTGTAGGAGTCAGCAATTGTGATCGGCCCTACAGAGAATGCGTTTGAGCCAGTTGGCAGCACGTAGCTTGCCGTAACTGTGTCTGTGTTAACTTGCAAAGCACCGCCAGCTACAACAGGGGCTACTGGATCTTCCCAAGTTGGAGCCGCCGCTCCGTTAGATGTCAAAACCTTACCAGCCGTACCTGCCGCTGTATATGCGTGAGCAGTGCCTGTGCCGTAGCCAACACCGCCAAGTGTGGGTGTAGCCGTAGAGTTTGTACCGCCTGAAGCAATAGGCAGGGGCGAGCTAGTCAGGGTCAAAGAGCGCGCAGACAGAGCCGTGGCTGTCAATGTAGTACCGTTCCAAGTCAGTCCAGATGAGCCGTCAAAGTTACCGCCGTTGTTGAACTGAACTTGTGTGTTGGAACCGCCAGCATTACCACCGCCAACCTTCTCAAAGTCAGAGCCATTCCAAGCCACCATTGCTTGGTCGCCTGCAAGAATAGTTACACCCGTAGTTGGGGATGTTGGGCCACCACGAAGAACAATAGACTGCGTGCCGCCTGTATTGTTGAATACCACATACACTTTGCTGTGCTTGGGGGCGTTAATGTAGCGAGTGACCGTGCCTGTGGCTGTCCAGTTAATGACCGCTGCACGTGCTTGGTTGGCTACGCCATCTGTTGTTGTCAGCGTTGTGTCTGCATCTGTGTTTAACGTAGTCGTGCCGGCCACTGCTGAATCCAGCAGGGAGGTAATCGAGTCATTAACTGTATAGCCCCAAAGACCGGCCAAGTCACCCGTTGTAGGTAACGCCAGTCCAAGGTTCGTTGTGTAATCTACGACAGCCATTTTTTACTCCTTAAACAACCAGCCAACGCTGGCCGCTGCCGACCGTAACAGTGACGCCTGAATTGATTGTGACTGGCCCAACACTGAAGCCGTTTTTAGCCGTTGTCAGCGTGTAGTTAGATGAGATTGTCTGGTTGGTTTCAGCAATCGGCGTCTCTTGCGCCACAGTACCCCAAGCCAAGGCCGAGCCGTTCCAGTACAAGTAAGTGCTAGATGTCGTAGGCGCTGTGGCAAATGCCGTTGTACCCGCGCTTGTCTGATACAAGATTCGATTAGCCGCACCGCCCGCCACATTGGTAGCAGTTGTTGCAGTGGTTGCATTACCTGCTAAAGCCGCTGTAATTGTCCCAGCAGAGAAGTTGCCCGACGAGTCACGCGCCACAACCTTGGACGCTGTGTTTGCAGATGTTGCATCCACTGTCCATGTCTGAGCCGAAGAACCATTGAAGGCCGTACCTGTCAGATAAGTTCCAGCAGTCAGTGAATTAGCTACTGATCCAGCTTGTCCAGAGATGTTGCCAGACACCGCAGAGCCGTTGATGGCGATATTTGTATTGGTGACGCTGGTAATCTGACCTTGGGCATTCACCGCAAACACAGGAACCGCAGAAGCAGAACCGTAGGTGCTGGCCGTCACTCCGGTATTGGTAATGTTAAACGTCGTAGCCGGAGAAAGGTTTAATCCCGTACCAGCGTTATATGTAATAGGCGCATTGAACTGCAAGAAGGTCAGCGCTGTTGTGCCGACTGTAATAGGCAGTGGAGTTTGCTGCACCCAAGCCGTAGAAGCCAAAGTGCCAGAAATAACCAGCACATAATCGCCTTGGTCAATCTCGTTGGTTCCCGTACCGCTGGTGTCATAGTCCGTAGCACGGGTCAGAATAAATGGGAGCAGGCTTGTACCTGCTTGCGTAACAACATAAATACCGTTGTACGCCGCATTTCCACCAATCTCATCTTTAACCAATACCCGCTGGGTAGCCGTTGGGGAACCACCGCCCATAGACAGTGCACCATTGGCCACAGCCGTAATGGTTGCGCCTACACCGCTTGCACCATTGTTGTAGGTGTACGTAGGCAGAGCCGCTGTTGAAGCGTAATTGACTGGCTGATGGTAATTCAAGCCGGACGAGATGGAGTCCGCGTATTCTTTGTTAACGATGTCCGTAGCGTTGGATGGCGCTGTTGTAATCGTGCCAGAAGTCAGTGCTGCTGAAGTGGCTGTGATAGCACCAAAAGAAGTCTGAGCTACAACACCAGAAGCATTTGTCCAAACGCCTTGCTCAGATGGGTATGTGACAAATACATCTTTAGGATTTGCCGCAAAAGATACCAACGACCCGCCATTGCTGGAAGACAGAACCGTTGTGCGAGACAGGGTAGTGCCACTAGAAGTGTACGTTCCAATACCTACTTCCCATGCACCTGTAGCGTTGTCGACAATTGCGTAATAGGTGGTGTTCCCGTTACCAATGGCCGAGAAAGACTGGAAGCCAGTAACTGCGCCGTCAAGCGTCAGTGTGCCCGTCCCAGCCGTTGTGGACGTTTCTTTAACCCGATCTTTTAATACTAACGCCATTTTGAATCCTTACGATGGGATGTTTGTCCAACCGGGGTTTTGTTCATCGTCTATGGTTGTCCAGCCGCTTCCCTGAACGTTGTTGATATTTTGCCAGTTTGCGCTCTGGCTGTCATCAATTACCGCCCAAATAACAGCGCTACCAATATCTACGTAAAGCTGAATGCCTTGAACATATACATTGATGCCTCTGATAGCCGAAACTGAGTCTGCGCCCACAGCGCCTTCGGCTACTGTAGCACCAAAAATAACTTTGACAGGGTATTCGTCTACGGCTGTAGCACCTTCAGCCACCGCAGCATTTACAAACCTAGAGTATGTAAATTGGTCAAACACCAACCCCATCTCTTCAACAGCCGCCACAAAATCTGCACGGGAAATATATGAATCTGCCCCCGAAGCAGCTTCGGCAATAACCCCTAAGAAAGTGGTTGTGGCACTGACGGCGTCAGAAACTGTTGCCGCCTCTGACCGCGTGACGTTGAAGATGTTGTTCTGGGTATTAAAAACGGAAGTGGCTGTAACAGTATCGTTAAAGTCTGCATACATGTTGGCACTAGCAGTCTGCGTAGCTGTAGCCGCAGCAGTTTCCGTTTTAATGCCAACAAAAGCAGTAAGCACGGATTGGGCATTACTGCCAGTAGCGGCTTCAGAGACAGCAACACCATACGTAGCCCCGCCCAAAGAGGCGAAGGGGGACTGCGCAAATGTTACATCTCCAAACACCGCTCAACCTATCAGGCAGCGTCAAGCGAGAACTGGTACGTTACGTTCAATGTATCGCCGCTGGCCACAGACTTGTCACCGCCAGTGAAGTTGCCTTCAGAGAACAAGGTTCCAGAATTGTCTGTGGTTGTAGCCAAAAAAGCGCCAGCAATCGTAGTCGTACCTGTGATGCTGAAAGCAGAAGGAGAAGCAGAATTGCTAATCACAGATGGGTCAGCAGTTGTTGCTGTACCAAAAGTCACAGTCTTGCGGCTACCTGTGTAGTCTGTGTTCTCTGTCCAACCAGCGTGGGATGATAAAGTGTCGCCAGCAGCATAAGTGTTGCCAGAACCGGGGCCAGTAATCAAACCCAAATACCACGTAGCGGTGTAGCCAGAGCCTTTGAAATAGGTCTGATTCATTGATTGCAGACCCACATTAACCACCAAATTGTGGAAGCTGTCTTCCCATTTCACTTGGCCGTCTGCGCCTACGCAAGTTACGGTGTACACACCGCCAGCAGAAGCCGAGTCGCCGCTCTTGGGGAATGTCAGTAACCCAGCAGACACCATGTCTTGGGCTGTGCTTTTTTCTGTACTCATGATGTGTCCTTAAGAGATACGAACGATGGCATTGTTTGCATCGGGCGTTGGGAAAATAACTGCGAAATCGTCATTGGTAACGGTTTTGTCTGAGCCAAAGTCCAGTACTGCAACGGAAGGATTCCCCGCTACGCTGGAGTTATAGATCAAAGCGCCGCGACAAGTAAAAGAAACCGTAGCCCAAGTAGAATTTTGAAACGAGATGTAAGCGGTTGGCACATTGCTAGAGTTGTTGCCTGATGTGGGGGACACAGAAATGGTCAATGTGTTGCCGCCTGCCGTATAGCCTGTGCCACTGCTAGAAACCTCGCCACTTGTAGTGTAAGCGGTTGTTGTAGGCCCGATATTGGCTGCACCTGTGTACAGCGCAATCTTAAATGTATCGGGCGAAGTGGGGCCAAAGTTGTGAACTGCCTGAAGCAGTTCAACTTTAAAGCTAGTTGTTGCCGTTTGTGCGATTGACATATCAAGTCACCTTTTGTCTGAATTGGCCAGAACGATACGCGTCCTGACGCTCCATGCCATCGCCCAAACGTTTTGCCAGTGCAAGCGCTTCCATGAACTTTTGGTTGTAAAGCTGCATCATGTCGCTTTCACCCTTCATGTAGGTGTATGCTTCGACCAAAGAGCCGTACAAAAGCACAGAGTCAAAATTATCACCAAGCCAAGACGTACTAGCGGTCACGATAGACTGTGGGTAGTAGTAATAGTGCAACTCAACAGGATACACTGCATCCGGCGTAGGGCCAAGAATAAAAGACAGCTCATTGGCATCGTTGGACTGTGCGCCAAACAAGGCGTAATAACGCGGTAGGCCGGTATCGTCTGCTTGAGGGTACGACTGACGGATAAAGTTGACATCTTTATTCAGCAAGTACTCATATGTGCCGGTAGCTAAAGTACCGTCAACCACTGCCATGGAGTACACTGCCAAGAAATCTGTCGGGCATGCCAGATACTTATTGCCACTTGTCGTAGCCCCTGTCACGTTCTTACGAAGCGACGGGAACTGTACGTTGTTGTAAATACGCTGCTCAGCCTGCTGCACGAAGACAGGGATTTCAGCGATAAAGTTCGCTTCCGTGTTCTCCGTGTACGCCTGAATAGCGTTGCTGAGCTGCGTGTAGTTCATGCCATTGGGCCTCGGGCCATGACACCCTTAGTCGCAGCACCTGTGCCACGAATCTTGATGCCAGAAGTTTTGACGCCGGGGTAGTCATTGCTATGGTTGTTGGCCACAGAGACGTTTGCCTTGCGCATGTACTCTTTGTTGTCGCTCACGCCAGCTTCCTTGATGGGAGCAGGAGTAGGTTGTTTGTAAGTTGTAGCCATGATTAGCCTCCGCGACCAGCAGAACGCTGGTTCATGATCTTGGCCATATTGCGGCCATACTTCAACATGTCGCTGTTGGTTTTACCGCCAGCTTTGAGCTTGGTCAAGGGCTGACCGGGGTGCTTGGCTTTCTCATGCTTAGCCATTGCAGCCTTAATCATCTTCTTGTCCTGTGCCAAGTCCTTCTTCATCTCACCCTTCTCAGAGTGCATTTCCTTTGTAGCCATATCAAGCTCCTATCTGTATCGTTACTGTACCAACTTGTGCGTATAAAACCAAGTAGTTTGGTGTTAAAACGCTATCAAAACCTCTTGCCCCACCAACAGGGTTCCACCCCCACTGGAATACCCTACTACCTTCGGATGGCAACCCTGCCGCGTTCTGCGCAGAACTATTAGTCAACGCAATCTGCAAGCCTGTGTTACCAGACTGGTAGTAGCTCGTGTCAGGACGCGGATCACGCACACCTTGTGGATCATCCACTGGGTACATACCCAACTGCAACTGCGGCTGATCGGGATCCCAACATGTACTGCAAACCAAGAGATTGTAGTTCTTGGTTTTGATAATTTCTTTGCGTAACTGGTGCAGCTTGAACTGAAACCCGCAGCGATCACACTTCGCGATCGCATTCTTGCCGGACGCAAAACGATTGCCCATTTACGTACCGCTTCCAATGAACATCTGACGGGGCACAAAGCGAACAGCCGCCTTCTCTTGGTCTTCGCCTGCGGCGCGATCCCAAGCCTCGTCGTATTGTTGTTTCAGCACGTCCAAACGTTGAAGTCCTTCTGGGACTTTGAGCGCAATGTAGTAAGCAAGGCCAGCGGCCAAGCAGGGCACAAAACGGAACGGCACGTCCATGGTTTTTGTGCCGCCACCAGCGTCTTGAATACGGCGCATGCGCCAGTACACAAACTGATATGTTGTACCTGCGTTGGGGGTTGGCCACACGGTGATGCTGTTCTTCTGCACCAAGCTCATTGCTGCGCCTGTGGCGTGTGAAGCGGCAGTCGTGCCGTCTTGTCCGCGTGTGCAGTTGTACAGATATGCAGGGTTACCATCAGCGGCTGGCGCGGTCTCGTTAAAACCAATCAACTCAGAGCCAATCTGAATAAAGCCAGCGGTGGGGATACCCACAAGCGAAGTGACTGGAATGGTCGTAGCGTCTGCGGCAATTGTTGCCTGCACAGTTCCGGTCAAAAGATTTGAGCCCCCTGTCAAACGCTGCACCCAGACTTGAATAGGACGGCCTTGGGTGAGTTTATTTGGGATGGTGGCATACGTGGGCATGCTGATGCGCGTAAT